CGTTCTCAGACTTTAGGATTTGGTTGAAGAGGTAGTTCGCTCGCTTTTCTGTTTCGTTCGCATTTTGATTGTGATGAATCAAGATGCTGACCGATTTCACATCATAACTTGCCAAATTTCTCCCACCAATTGCGATTCGTGGTTCGACATTCGTCTTGCGTTGATAGACTCCAATGCTATACATTTTCTTATTATCGAGTTTCCCGATGTAGTAGTTTTGAGCTGCGTGATAGGATTCCAACCAATCTCGCACTTCTGCCAATGTTATCATCTTTACACCCCCGATATTTTCTTGTATAGAGCAGCATAAGCCTTCTTGATGTCCTCTTGTTTCGAACCTTCAACCCAATCATCCATCCACTTGCCTCGAGCGTGTGGATTCGTGCTCGTATTGAAGTTGTATTCGGGATGAAAATATAATCTTCTAGCGTATGGAGTAGAGTGTGTCAAAGATACTCGACCACCACTCGAACCCGAGTAATCGACCGAGAACGCCTCGCCTTGCAATGTACCGTCTCTAAACGGGACCACTTGGGCGTTGACTATCTCGGTGTGTAAATACTCACCAGTTTGCTCCAACGCTTGAATTTGAGCCTTCTTGAGCCTTCCAATGACTCCGAAGTCGAATTTCACCCGACTATTTGCATGAATCATCGTCCATCACTCCAATCCGAGATACGTGTAATTCACAGAACCGTCCGGATTTCGTGATTTTCGTGTGTCTGCAATCTTTCGCTCTACTCCATGGATATTTACACTCCCACCACTCAAAGTCGCTAAATTGGGGGCAATATCGCCATTAAACAACGCCGACCCCGTAAGCTTCACAATTTTCTGTTGATCCGTCAATACGGTCACGACTTTGTCTTGGTAGTTACAAAACAAATCGGCTTCAAATTCCTTGATGGGCTCGCCATCCTTCGACACGCCTTCGCTTTGTACAATCACATGGATTGGAGTCTTGCAAAATTGTGGAAGAACTAAACTTGGAAAATGCATCAAATCACCTTCCTTGTTAGTCCACTTTGATTCAATAGTTCATAAGTGCTTCGCTTCATTGCGATTCCATTCATTGTGACTACATTCCAAGAATCACCAAAGTTCATCGACACTCCATTGATGGAATACGATGATAAAGCGGTCTCGATTAAGTCTTTGTTTTCAATCATGAAGTCAGCCATTTGGCAACACACCTCACGAATCACCGATTGTTGGAATGGAGTGAGATTGTCAAACCCCATCCCCACAATACGGTTGAATGTTAGTGTGTCGATATGCTGACTAGCTGTCTTCAAGATGCGATTGAGTTGCTCTGGAGTATGAATTCCAAGATATTCGTTCTTGTAGAACGTTTCATCAGCATATATCATGGCTATTTACCTTTACCCTTCGAAGTCAACTCCGCAATTTCAGCTTTTAATTTTTCGATCTCTTCAAGAGCTGCGTTGTAAACCGCACCACTCACCGAAGCTTTCACACCACGAGCGTGAAGTTCGTGTTCGCTGTTGTAGATGTCAAAGCCTTGTTTTCGATAGTATTCAACCTCAAGCTCTGAGATTGTATACACCTTGTTTTCTCTCTCTGCCGTATACATTCAAATACCTCCTAGATTAGATTACGCTTGAGCGTTGATGAAGATACCATTCGCACGGTTTTTTACCAAGAACGCATCCATGTAGAAGCGTGATTGTAGTAAGTAGTTGTCAGCTGTTCTTGAGTCTGAACCCGGTTCAAATACGTTGATATAAGAGTATTTGTCACGAGCAATGACAGCTGTTGGGTGAACTAGGATGAAGTTGATTTGTTTAGCATCAGCAGCAGGAACGCATCCTTCTGTGAAGTTGAATTTTGATTTCAAGCGAGCAGATTGAACCACAATGATTTTCACATCGTCTAAGTCGTGAACTGTACGCTTGATAGAGCCTTCACCAGTTACGCCCATCACACGTTGGATGTCTTTGGCTTCTTTGAATAATTTGTTCACTTTTGGAGTTACATAGAGTAAACGACCAGCAGCAGGAACGCCAGCTTCATCCATTTTTTCCATTGCTTCATCAAATTGAACCAAGATGTTTTCAGCTGTTAAAGCTTCATTTGAGATTGTTGCCCCGTTTGAAGCGAATGCTTCAGCTTCTTTGTAAAGTTTAGAGTATACATAGCTGTCCTTCTCTGGAATAGCTTGTTCTTCTTCTAATGTGCTTTGAACGTTTCCGATTGAAACGACTTTGTTTGTTTCGTCAACATCCATCGGATCGATGACGAATTCAACTGAACGGTCATGTTCTAATTTCTTCGGTTCCCAATCGTTTGTGATTGTTCCTGTGTTGAATCCTAATGAGCCACGAGTGTGGTCTTTGTAACCTGATAGTGTGATGCTTGGCAATTTGATTGTTTGAGCATCCATGAATTTTACTTGTTTGTTTGATTGGAATAAATCATAAGATGTTAATTCCTTAGCGTATTTTTGCTCGATGATTGGAGCGAATTGTTCTGCGTATTTTAAAACCATATTATTTTCCTCTTTTCTGTTTTATTATTTGAAGACCCCAAATGCTTTCATTAAGTCGTCATTCGTTGTCGATTGTTTTGCTGTCCCCGTGGATCCGACTTGTGTGAATCCTGTCGATGCTGTTGCTTCTGGTTTAAAAGCTGGAACGTCTTCCAAGACTTTTGCAATCACAGCCTCGTAGTCTTCATTCTTAGAATCCAACGTGAGATTGGTTGAGTCTGCCAACTTTAAAACGTATGGCAACACGTTCGAGCCCACACCTTGCTTGATTGCTGCAAGTTGTAAGTTGCTCTCGATTCTTGTTTGAAGTGCTTGAGCTTGAGCCACTCGAAGCTCTTCTTGAAGGTTTGCCACATCTGGTTGGGCGGAGGCTTTTTGACTTTTAAAGCTTGAGATAGCTTGTGCCATCTCTTCCCCTGTCAAGCCTTGGTTCTTGAAATAATTCTTCAAGACCGTATCCTCAGTGACCTTCTGTTTGCCTTCCACGATGCTCGCAATCTTCTCATAATCAATCGCTGGAGTACTCTGAGCGGGATTGTTTGAGTTTGGTTGCGGATCCTGTGTTGTTGATGCCCCAGCGTTTGCCGATTCATCAAAGAAAAATAGTTTGTGTTTGAACATTTTCATGTTCCTCCTCTCAGTTTTTAGGGTGTCTCCCTTATTCAGTTTTTTACTCAGGTGTCTCCTCGTAGTTTCAAGTCTTCGGACATACCAAAAAGAGCCACCCTCCGGATGGGTGACTCTCAATGGGTTTATTTATTTAATTTTTGGGTACAAAAAAAGCACCTAACTTCTTGTTAGATGCTTAATTATATTTTTTACCGATTTCAAGAGCTTTTTTTTTGAGCTCCTCTGGTGTTATTTTGCCTTCATCAAAAAGAACGTACAATTCATCTATTTCTTCACTCATGCCGGGACGGTCGTCAAAATATCTCTCATATCCTTCAGCTGCTCGTTTCTCCCGTTTTACATATCCTTCGTCAAGCATAAACATATACCTCCATTTCGTTTTTGCTTTTCCATACCGCTTCATATTTTGCATTCCTATTCAATACAAATTCTTGTTCATTTTTAAATATACTATAATCGCCAATGTAAGCTCCATTTGTTCCTTTTGGCAAGTAGAACTTCACAACAACTCCATCATCAATAGTTCTTTTCGCAAACTGTTTGGCAACTTTTTCATCAATGGACAAATGTTTGAACTCTTTGAATTCATTACCTGATAATATTTGATTGAATTCTTTTCGAGACATTCCACGATAAGCAACGATGTCATCTTTTAATTTGAACTTTTTGAAAGATTCATCCAAAACATTCGCCATGTTTTCGAGTTCTTCTCTATTGCTTGGATTGAAATATTCGTTGTACGCCATTTCATTCAAATCGTGATAGTATTTGCCACCAGTCAGAAGTCTGACCGATTCTTGTTGCGTTCCTGTTAATTTGTTGAACCATCTATCCGAAGATGCTTTGATTCGTTTCAAAACATCCCCTTCAACGTTAACATAATTATACTCTGGTTTTGTCTTAGGTTCAATAGCTTTTTCTTCCAAATCGAAAACTTTATCTTTCAACTCGAGTCCATGAGATTCTTCAAACGAATTGAGTTGTTCTCGATACTGTTTCACGTTGTTGTCCCACTCAGTAGCACGAGCACGATATGTCTCTTGGTTCTCAGCATCGAGACTGTTCTTCGCTAGTCGATTGTAGCTCTTTGCTTGTCGTTTAGCGTGATTGAGTTTGTTCTCAATAAGCTGTCGTTCCTTGATGACTGGTTTCTCTTCATAGTACCTCGATTCGGGCTTTGAGCTTATGCCTTCGAAGTATGTCGAATGCTTGTCCTTGCAATTTGGATGATACAATCCAGCCGCCATCGCTGAACTCATGAGTGGATACGGTCCGTCTTTAGAACTTCCACCACTCCAAACATCATCGATGAGGACTTTCCCTTCAAATGGCATACACAATGGAACA